GCACAACAGGTTTTGGCATTTGGAAAAGCGGCGGTAAAAGCCGCTGCAGAGGATGAAAAGGCTCAAAAGCAACTAGCCCTAGCTCTAAAGAATGTCGGGCTTGGCCGTGATGCGGCTGCCTCTGAGGGCTATATCCAAAAGTTACAAAAAGAGTTTGGGGTCCTAGATGACAATTTGAGGCCGGCGTATCAGACCCTAGCGGTAGCCACTCGGGACACAGCCCAAGCTCAAAAGTTATTACAGCTTGCCCTAGATATATCAGCCTCGACCGGTAAAGATTTGGCTAGTACATCCTCAGCGTTGAGTAAAGCATTTTTAGGTAACAATGCAGCGCTTTCTAAATTAGGCGTAGGCATATCTAAAGCCGATCTTAAAACTAAATCATTTGAGGAGATCACAGCCGAGTTATCTAAAACCTTTGCCGGATCTGCTACAGCCTCTGCTAATACTTTTCAAGGCTCTATAGATAAATTGACCGTCTCCTCTAATAATGCCAAGGAGATTATTGGCGAGGGTTTAATCAATGCTCTTAAAACTTTGAGCGAGGATAGCAGCGTAACCGATCTAGCTACAGGTATGGAGGACTTTGCTACGGCTATATCCGAGTCCATCCAAGGCCTAGCCATCCTTATTGCTCAAATAAAAAGCGTAGGTAATCTGCCGTTTGGAGGCGCAGGTGCCATATTTGACATAGATAAATTATTCAAGTTTACGATGATCCCATATTTAAGGAGCCTTGCAAAAGGTGCAAATCAGGGCTCGGCTAATGATCCTGCCGCAGGGCTAGCGCATCTTGCCGAGCTAGAAGCCAAATACACCGCGGCAACTCTTAAGACTAGTAAAAAACTAACGGCAGAGGAATTAAAGCAGCTTAAGGCTAAGCAACTCAAGGCAGCCATCGATAAGGCTAACCTCGCTTTAGGCAAGGCTGGCGAGGTTTTCGACCTTGAAAAGATCGGGTTACAGGCAGCTGAATTAAATCAAGCTGCACAATTAAGCAAGGTAACTAATCAAGCCCAGCTCTTACAAATCACTAATGACCTTGCTCGCTTGCAGGTTAAACAATCTATTTTGGATCTTGATAAGGCTATCGCTAGCCAAGACGTAGCAGCTATAACCCGTGCTACTAATAAACTAAATGCCGATTTAGGTGTATTGGGTGCTTTAACTGGTCAGGCCCTTAAACTTACAGAAATAGAAACAATTCTTAAAGGCATCCTGCCTAAGGATCTAATTAATATCTCTAACCTCAATCAGGCTTTAGCTCTACTAAATACTATTAGCGGTTTTGGTGGTGGCGGTATGGCCTCTCACGGAAACCCTATTTTGAGTGATCCAAATGCTAGCCCTAAAGGTTTCCCTACAGGTGCCGCTATAAACGATGCCCTTGCTAACAATAGTTTTGTGCCTATCGTGCCCGGTACAGGTGGCGTATACGGTGGCTCTGGTCGTGCCGGTAACTATCCGTCCTATGGTTTCCCGGGCTCGGATATGGGCTACGGTGGAGGATCTACTTACGTTGATATAACAATCAATGCAGGTTTTGGTACAGATCCCGAGGAGTTAGCCCGAGTCGTAGAAAACGTATTTAATCAATCTACAGATAGAGGCACGTCCACTAATCGCAGCTCTGGGGTTTATGTCTCATGACATGGCTACCCGAGTGGAAAATTATCGTAGGTACGACCGTCTACGACAACGTACTCAGCGTGACAATGGCAACAGGTCGAGACGATATAGATCTACAATGCAACGCCGGCTATGCGCGTTTAGAAATTGTAAATACTAATAACCTGCCTTTTGATATTGACGTAACCGATGCTATAACCCTTGAGTTAAAAAACAGCTCAGGCACTTACGTACCTGTATTTGGCGGCGAGGTTTCAGATTTTGGTATTTCTGTACGCTCTCCGGAGGAGGCAGGGTTTATAACAATCGGTAATATATTGGCCGTAGGATCCTTGGCTAAATTGACTAAGGCTCTCTTTCCGGATGCCTTGGCTAAAACCGAGGACGGTAATCAGATATACGACATACTTAACGAGCTACTTATTAATTCTTGGTTTGAGGTAGCCCCGGCTTTACAATGGTACAACTACAACCCTACGACAACGTGGGCCAATGCTGAAAACGTAGGGCTTGGCGAGATAGATCAACCTGGCTTATATGAGATGATTTCAAGAGCTGCCGAGCCTTTTAGTAGCTACAACCTTTGCGCTCAAATTGCACAAAGCGCTTTAGGCCAGATGTACGAGGACAAGGCCGGTCGAGTGTGTTATGCGGATGCAGATCACCGTACGACTTATTTATCCACTAACGGATATACGACTATCTCAGCCAATTACGCTACTCCCTCGAGTATCAAAACGATTTTACAAATAGGCAAGATCCGTAACTCCCTAGTTTTCAATTACGGTAATAATTACAACAATAGCGCTACGGCTGTAGATACAGACTCGGTAGCCAATTACGGCAGGTACCAGCGTAACGTTACCTCTAACCTGCACAATTTGGCCGATGTTAATACCGTAATGAATAGAGAGCTTGGCCTACGCGCTATCCCTAGAGAGCAGCTACAAAACCTTACCTTTAGACTAGATAGCACCGCTTTACCGGATGCCGAGCGTAATAAACTCATAGACGTATTTTTTGGGCAACCGATGATTATTAACGATCTGCCGATTAGTATGTTTAACGGATCCTTTAATGGCTTTGTGGAGGGCTTTGCTATTAGAGCTACGCCTGCATATGTTGATATGACCCTTACCCTTAGCCCTACAGACTTTTCTCTAGTCGCGCCACAATGGGACACAGTAAGCCCGTCTAACCTGATTTGGACAGGCGTAAATGCTACGCTTGAATGGGAAAACGCATTTGGAGGTTTAACGTAATGGCAACTACTACCCCTAATTTTGGTTGGCCGGTGCCTACTAGCACCGACCTAGTAAAAGATGGAGCTACGGCTATCGAGGCCCTTGGGGACTCGATCGATGCCTCTTTGCTCGATCTTAAGGGCGGCACTACAGGACAGGTGTTGAGTAAAAACTCAAATACCGATATGGATTTTACTTGGATTGAGCAAGACGATACGACACTTGCTTTTAATGCTCAAACAGGCACGACTTACACTTTAGTGGCAGCTGACGTAGGTAAACTTGTTACTACATCTAATGCCTCAGCTGTAACCGTTACAGTACCGCCATCTGTATTTGTGGCAGGTAATCAAATAAACGTACAAAGTATTGGCGTAGGACTTACCTCTTTTGCTCAGGGTGCAGGTGTAACTATTACATCTACAGGAGCTACAGCCTCAGCGCCAACTCTTAGAGCTCGTTACTCAGCTTGTACAATTATTTGTACAGCATCTAATACGTTTACAATCGTTGGCGACCTGAGCTAATGAGCCCCATTTTAGGAATTATTGCAAGCTCTACCGGCCGTGCAAAAGCAACAGGAGGCACGATAACTAGAGCCGGTGGATATTGGTACCACACTTTTACAGGTAACGGGACTTTTGCCGTTATTAGTGGATCAATTTCTAACTGTGAGGTTTTACTTGTAGCCGGCGGTGGCGGCGGTGGATCTCGCGTAGGCGGAGGCGGTGGTGCTGGTGCTTTAATTCAATCTAACTCAATCTCGATTAGTGGATCTAAAGCTATAACAATCGGCGGCGGCGGTACGGCTGGTTTTTCTAACTCAACCGCATCAGCCGGTGGAGTCGGTAGTAATTCAACGTGGGACTCGACCGTTGGCGTTGCTAACGGTGGCGGCGGTGGTAATTCATTTAGCTACGCAGCTACATCAAATGGTAACGGCGGCTCCGGTGGTGGTGCAGAGGGTTTAGTTAGCACAACTGTTAAAGGATCGTCCGTAATAGGCACCGTGCCATCCGGTTGGACAGGTTACGGTAACGCCGGCGGTAACGGTAGTGGTGCTGTTAATTATGGCGGCGGTGCCGGCGGCGGTGCGGGTGCCGTTGGTGGTAATGGATCGAGTGGTACCGGTGGAGTAGGCGGTATTGGTCGATCTGTATTTGGTACTTATTACGCCGGCGGCGGTGGTGGTGGATCCTCCGATGCTAATGCTCTTGGTGGGCAAGGTGGCGGCGGTGCCGGATCGGCAGCTCAAGGTGACAGCGCTACCTCAGCTGTAGCAAATACGGGCGGCGGCGGTGGTGGTGCTCGAAACGCTGGAGACACAACACTTTACGGCGGTAATGGTGGATCGGGAATTGTAATTGTGAGGTATCCGGTATGAGTCACTGGGCAGAATTAGATCAAGATAACAAAGTTATTAGAGTGCTGGTCGGTAATAACAATGATCCGGATGAGGGCTATCAATGGCTAATAGATAACCTTGGCGGTACTTGGATAAAAACCTCATACAACGCAACAATTAGAAAAAATTACGCCGGTGTAGGTTTTACTTACGATGCCGATTTAGATGCGTTTATAAGCCCTAAATTAAATTGTCACGATGAGGAAACTTTTAACTCCGATGCTTGTAGGTGGGAGTGCAATAACGAGGCCCACGATGGAAACTAGCTACAACGGCTATCCGGCCTCTAAAGATGCGGCAGAAATAAAAATAAAGTCCTACCTTGTAAAGGGTACGGATCGTAAACTAAGGTGTGCCGAGAGTGTGGGCCCACTCTTGGCCGCTTTTGCCGCTGAGTTTCACGAGCTGATCGAGCCAATAGACGAGGGCACTTTTGACGATTGGGGCTATGCCTACAGGATGGTTAGAGGCAATCCCACAAAACTATCGTGTCACTCCTCCGGCACGGCTATCGATCTCAATGCTACAAAGCATCCACTAGGCAAGGCTGGCACTTTCCCAGCTGAGAAAATACCTATGATCCGGGCGCTGGCTAAAAAATATGGCCTCAAGTGGGGTGGCGATTTTAAGACACGGCCGGACGATATGCACTTTGAGGTAGAGGTATCAGCGGTAAAGGCTAAGGCTTTAATCTCTAGTTTAGGTTTATAGTAAGACAAATCCTAAAGGGCACTTAGGAGCAAAACAATGAAAGAGCAAGCGATAGCGGTAGGTAAGTCCTATCTAAGATCAGCTGTAGCGTGTGCGGCAGCTCTCTATATGAGCGGTATTACCGATCCAAAAGTATTAGCTAATGCGTTTATCGCTGGGCTAATCGGGCCACTACTTAAGGCCGTACAACCGTCCGAGGGACAGTTTGGCGTAACTAAGTAATGGAAAGAGCCCAGCTTGTAATTGGTATTACCTTGGGGGTATTTACTATTTTGGGGTTATGGGCTGGGCTCATCCGTAAATTGGTTATGTATTACTTATCAGAGTTAAAGCCTGACGGTAACGGCGGCCACAATCTAGCCGGGCGCGTAGAGCGTATTGAGTTACGAGTGGATCGTATTTATGAGCTCTTACTCGAGGATAGGCTAGCCAAGTAGCGACACGCCAAGAAGCTATAGGCTTTCATTTCTGACAAAAAGCCCTCATACTGATACTACAAACGCTGAGAGGGCTACTCGGTTAGTAGCTTGATCGGCCTTAACAAAGGGCGAAAGATGAATAGTGCAGATATATTAGTAAGCCTTGGAGCTTGTGCTCTAGGGTTTTTGTTTATGACAGTTGGCTACTCCATAGGTTTTAGGCACGGCCACGGCGAGGGCTTTATTAGAGGCCGCGCTATCGCTAAGGCTCTTAAAGATAGCGAGCTAATCTAATGGGGTTTTTAGATAATTACGAGGACGTAAACGCTCGCATTAAGCGCTTTAGATCAGAATTTCCAAGTGGTCGTTTAGTCGCTTATATCGAGGATATTGACATCATTAAAGGCACGATTTTAGTAAAGGCTGAGGCCTATCGTGAGTACGAGGACAACGTGCCAAGCGCCGTAGATTACGCATTTGGTAACGTTTCGACTTATCCAAACAATATGAAAAAATGGTTTATTGAGGACACGATTACAAGCGCTTACGGTCGCGTGATAGGTCTATTAACTCCAAGCCTTGAGCATAACTCGCGGCCAACGGTGCAGGATATGCAAAAGGTAGAGACTTTACCGGCTGACTCTGATCCGTGGAGTAAGAAAGCATCAATAGAGGATATGTCCACAATGGCTACGGCTATTCTTGAAATCGGTACGCAGCTGGGAGGCGAGTTAGTAGCTGAGGCTCCACGCTGCCCTCATGGGACAATGGTTTGGGCTGAGGGTACGGCCAAAACTACCGGCAAGCCTTGGGCCGCTTACAAGTGCACCGAAAAGATACGAGCTAATCAATGCCAACCGTATTGGCACGTGCTCGGATCTGATGGCAAATGGAAACCTCAGGTATAGCCATGGGAGATCTAACCTTTATTAAAGACGGCGTATCTACAACGATCCACAATAACGGCGATGTAACTATACTCAAAGTGATTTTATGCGATGAGTGCGAAAAGTACGTTAGTCCTCTCGGCGGCTGGTTTGTGAGAGATCATACCGGCGAGGTCGTAATGTGGTTGTGTGCAGAATGTCGCAGGTAGCCAAGGTAATACTCGATCGATCTCAAGAGGTAACAGCTCATCGGGTAGGACTAGAGCGCACAATCGTGCGAAATGCCAATACAAGCG